ATGTTGCTCCAAACGTCTGGGTCATTACACCCGTGCTGCCCTCGTCAAAATGCTTCGAGAGCGTCTGCGCTTTCTTTATGTTTTCTGCAGTATTATCTCCGCTGATCGTTATTGTAAACGGGTCTGGATTCTTTGTTTTTGTAGGAGCTGCATACTCCTCGTTTTTAGATCTTGTATTATTCATCTTTCGTTAAGCCTCCTTCAAGTACACAACCACGATCCCAGCTCCGTCCGCAGGGGCTGTAGTAAACGTTATCTTATTTCCACTAAGCGTATAATCGCTTGTTGCGACATCATTTACCTTAACACTTGTGATTTCGATTGGCGTATCCGTCAAAGTGAACTCGGTCTTATCGCCATCGCCAGTAAATGTATCAGTCGCTGATACCGGTTCCGGAGAATGACTAGGATCAATGTCCCAAGTGTAGTTTTCATCAGCTACGGTTCTGAACTTATCTTCAGAATCCTTGATTTCACCAGATTTAGCTGTTACATCCATATTTACATTCTTACCCTGCCATTCGCTTGTAAGTTCCACAGCTCTCGTTCTCATGTTATCATTCTCCTTCCTTTCATTTCATCAACAACTTTACGCAATCCCGGTATTTCCGGGCCATCAGGTAAAGCGATCTGTATCATATCCCCAGTTTGTATATGCCGTGCATAACGTCCCTCGGGGTTAACTGCGTGCATGTAGTCTCTTGTCCAGAAACATTTGTCGTTTGGGCATTTAGACCCACATTTTTTCCTATCACAAATATAAAATGCTGAAACAACCATTAATTATCACGTCTCCTTTCCTTTAGGGCATCTTTAAGTGTGCCTTCCTCTAAATCAGTAAGCGGAAGCATCGTACTACCGCACTTTGGACATTTTGTAATATCAATATTTCCGAATATAACATCGTCCGCATTTACGCGCTTACTACATTTAAGGCACTCTATTCCACACCCTAATTCAGCAAATATCAATTTCCACTTGTATGCCATTTAGACCTCCTTCGAAAAAAAGTAAAACCCCTTGCGGGGTCTTACCAGGGATCATTTTCATGTTCCCATAAAATCATTTTAATGTTATCTAATTCTTCTTTGAGCATTTCTATTTCTACTCTTGTTCCGCAAGTAAGACGACCTACGCCGATACCTGCAACGAATAGCAGTATACAAAATAGTATCTCTTCCATATTGCTCCTCCTTTTAGAATTAAACATCGTTACATAAAGGAGCATGTTAAAAATACGTCATTGTTTTAATCTTCAGAAAAAGTAAAACCCCTTGCGGGGCCTTACTTTAATCTACAATGGTTTTAAGAATATCTGTCATAACATGATTGCTCTCCTCAACTGCCTTTTTGAGGCTGTTTATTATCTCAGTTTGTTCCTTTATAATTAACGTTTGCTGAGCCATAACAGCCCTTTGCGTGATGAGAAGATCTAATAACTTATCTTCTTCCATCTGTTTTCACCTCCTTTCTATAAGGAGGTATGTCAAAAATGCGTCATTGTTTCATCATCACATTGTAAATATGCTCAGCAGATTCTTTATTAAAATGGCGTTCATTCTGTAAGTAATCCATTAAACTATCATAATCCCAAATGATGGATCCCTCTGGGATGTCAACCTGCTCTAAAATATCATTCTGACCTTCTGTAAACCCCTGCGAGAAGATAGACCTCGCCATTTTCTCAAACCACTTGCTAAAGGCCATTTTCTGATTGGTTTTAGCGTATGCCTTAACCATGGTCCACATAGCAGGTGTGACCTCCCATCCTTTGTCCATATTGTCTCCTTTGCAAAAAAGGAAGAGCCCTTGTTCAGAGCTCATCCAGATTCTTTTCTATGTCGATGTTTACGCATTCCGACAAATCCATTATGGCAGAATAAAAATTTATCGTTGCCTGATATACCTGGTAATTTTCCGGGTCTTTTTTATGTCTCTCTTTAAGAGACCTAATTAAAATCGTTCCGGTTCTTTCCAAGATACCCAATATTTTTACTTCTTCCTTTATTTCCAAACGATCTGTCATAAAAACACCTCCTTTCATAAAAGAAGGTGTAAATTTTACGCCTGCACGACAACGCAGGTATGCCCTTTCGTCTTCGTCACGAGAATGTCGCCTACGCGCAATCCTTCTCCTGTGACTGGATCAAAAGGTATCTCCTGAAATCCATGATTAAGAAGCACATTAGCTTCATTACCAGTAGTAAAGTCAGGAAGTAATATCCCGGCATATGCTATAGCAACCCACACAAGAGTTCCGCAGTCGCACTCACAGTCAACCTTAACGCATCCGGGATCGTAACCGTATTTCTGGGATACGATCTTAATAGTATTACGGTCTTTCTGGTCGTAGCCGATGCAAGCATTCTTGACGGCTCTGAGTACCGCATAAGCGATCTTGTCAGATATCCCAGGCCAAGAATGCCTAAATGCTCTCCAGCCTTTTTTATGGTTGCTGTATTTACGAATATTCAGTTCCTGGCCAGTCTGATTTCCAGCCTTCTGATTGCTTATTCCAGTTTCACCCATTGACGCCTGCCCTATTAAAATATCTTTTTTCTTCTCCGGTTCCATTTTACGGCTCCTACTCAAATCGACGTACCCGTTAATCCCAGCACATGTCGCTTTACTTGTATACTGCCAGTAGTCGTACAAAGGCGGATAACTCGGAGCTTTAGTGCTGTATTTTGCTACCCAAACCGAATCTATGAACGCTCTGAACGGCGAAATATCAATCTGGTTCTTATACCAAGACTCCGAGGCATATACGCCGCTCTTATAACCGTGTGCTTTTACCTGACGGCAAAACACCTGAACAATCCTGCTACGAGTAGCTTTATCCAGCTTATCTGCCCTTCCGGTATGATTCTTGTTGGCGTATTCTGTGTCAATATACAGTGGTAAGTGAAGCCTTCCGGCATGAGCAGCAGCAAAATCCGCTTCTTCTATTGCTTCCGCTTCGTTTATTGCCTGCGTAAAGAAGTACGCACCGACTTTCTTTCCAGCAGCCCTAGCTCCGTTTAAGTTACGGATCGCATAGGGATCTACACCGACTTTACCTGTCGACCCAGTACGATATCCAACGCGTATAATCGCTGTATCATATGGGACTTTAGACCAGTCAATCTGCTGCTGGTATTCACTGACATCAATTATATCTCCCATAAGACCCTCCTCTCTTTACGAATAAGCATCTTTATTTGTAATAGTAGTATTGGTCTTCTCAGTTTTCTGCTGAGTGGTTACGATAGTCTGGTTGGCCGCAGCGTTAGCCTTATCCACTGATCCCTCGGCTAAAATATAAATTACGAGTGTACCAAACGCCGAGATTATGGCAGACACCTGAGCGATGTCGTTATCTCCTACGTGAAATGCTACGAGGAGCGCTGAAACAAACGCTATAAGCGCCACCCAAAACTTCCTACTCGTCAATTTCTGAACCCAGTCAATCTGTACCAAAATATTTGTCCTCCTTCTTCAGTTTAAATATCTTAATTAGACCGCAAGTAACAACTTCGCCTGCCCAGAACCCATATACTGCTGTTGTCAACGTGGATTTCTCAACCCCAGTTACGGTTGCAGTTATGAATTCTGCTATTGTGTACATTAGAACTATACACAAAGCAAATATCACATATTTGTCAAGGCTTTTTAGTTTCTTTTTTTTCATTTCACAAACTCCATTGTTCCATACTGACCAACTTGAGACAAAAATATCAATATTAGAATCAATATTATTGTCAAGCCGACGGTTATCATCGTATCTTTCATACACCGATCCCCTCTAACGCACCAATAAATGGTATCACCATAGCCGCTATAATCCATAAAATAACGACTATGACAGTCAGCAGAATATCAATAAGTTTCATTTCTTCTCCAGATCCTCTATTCGATGATTTGCTACTTTGATCTCTTCTTCATGAATGCCGAGTTGTTTTTCAAGATCATGAATCTTATTTTCCAAAGCATCGAGTCTACTAAGTAATGATTTGTCGATCTTCTCTTCAAGTTTGTCCAGTCTGTACTCAAGCATTCCTTTGGTCCGCATATTTGTGGCGGCCTGGGTAATTATACAGACCGCCAACGAAACGAGACCAGTTATGATTGCTACATACAATGTCTCATAAGGCTGCATTTCATTCCTCCGTTTCTTTAGAACTGTCATTGAGTTTTTCTGTGAGCTCCGAAAGCTTCTTCTGAAGCTCTGCAATAGCCCCTTCGTCCTGCATAAGCTGCCTGATCAGTACCTTTGCAATTATTGCAATTTCTTCAGTTGTAAAGTTCATTGTTTTGTCTCCTTTCTTTTTATAAACTCTGCATTACAGTTTCGTGGTTGAATGACTTTGAGTCGATGTACCCGCCGTGGCTGTTGGCCATTATCGCACTATGTACGGGTACGGATGACACCGCCGCCGCTGATAAGACTGCGTAATACTTGCTCTCTGCCTCATTTGCTGTGTCGCAGCTTGTGACGATGTTAGCCACCTGCCCGTCCGCGTTTTCCTGTAATTCGATTACGATGTACTTCATTTTTTTGTACTCCTTTCTTTCAATTCTTTCAATTCTTTCAACCATTCAATAATCTGATATATTTCGTCAGCGATTTGACCACTCTTATTTTCCTTCAAATCATCTGCGACCTCTCGTGCATGAGCAATAGCTTCGTCAATATTCATTTCTGTTTCTGCCATTTTTCCTCCTTAATCGTTTGTTAGATATGTGCCTGATACTCGCAAATACTTGCCCGACACTATATCAGTTGCTCCGTTTGTCCCCGCACTCACCGTATCGCCAATAATATAAGAATATCCTACTGTACCACCAAGGTTATTTCCATAAACCACTTCACGCATACAAAGGGTTACAACTCCTGATCCTGCCGCACTGCTCCAAGGCAATTTAAAAAGGGTCGTAGTCGGGGTTAAAGTCGGTGTTGTTGTTATGCCGAAATAGCACATAAAGTTTACAACATTCCCAGATTTAGACATATATGAACTACTACTTAACGACAAGGCACTGTTTATATCAGTTGGTGTCCCTGTCTGTATACCATACAACTGTTTCCAAGACCCCCACGAACCGCCGTTGTATCTACGATAAAATATCTTGTCATTCGTTGACGGGTAAGCACCTACGGCAAATTGCACACCGCCGTTGTTGGCGTCACCACCCTGTCCCGTCAAGTACATATAACTCTCTGATGTAGAGGCGGCGGGAGTGTGCGAACCGTTGTAGATTTCCGTAAAATTCACGGTGTTCAAGGCATTGAGCGTGTTTGCATCACCGTAGGCGTTTCTGACTTCCTTAACCCTATCTACGGCTTCTATTGCTGTAGGCACTCCCCCGTTGATGTAGACAGGCTGTGTTGCGGAGCCGACATTGCCTGTTGAGACAATCATCCCGCCCTGTGTGATGCCCTGTATGGCGGTGACGACATCCTGTAAAGTTTCGTCAAGTGCTATGGGTTTTGTTACTTGTGACATTTATTTATCCCCCTTTCAGTTTCCGTCTTCAAACGTCACGCACGGCTCACCGCTTGCATTCACGCTAAACCACAAGCCCGGAGTGCCGAACTGACCATCAACAAACACCTCAAAGGCATTCGACCTTGAATTGTCAGCGGTGCCGTTGCCGACTTCGAAGAGTGTGTCGCTTTGATTGTCGTTATACTTCCCGATGGCGGTTTGGTAAGAATTTTCAGCAATGGCATTGTATCCAACAGTAAAACTGGCATATCCTCTTGCACGAGTGTTGAAGCCTGAGGCAAAAGCAGCCGAGCCTTCAGCAACGACACCGTCTCCCGCAGCAAAAGTAGCAAAACCACGGGCTATGTTATTGCTGCCAAATGCAAAACTACGGTTACCGCTTGCTCTATTAAAATATCCCCCAGCGACACTTGTGTTTCCGCTGGCCTCACAACTTGTCCCAAGCACTACCGACCCTGTACCGACAACTGACCCACTCGCACGGCTTCCAAGCGTGATAGCATTTGTCGTAAATTCCCCGACTGTATTCCAATTCCCGTCTATGATATAAGTCCCCGCTGTGGTGTATGTGCTCCCTGAACCGGTAGCTATTAGCACCTTGAACCCGTTTGCTTCTGGGATGATCCACAAACCATCGGAGTCAACGGAGAGGTGAGTTGCAACGTAGTTGTTTAAACTCTCGTCTATGCTTAACACATAATAATTACTTAATTGTGAAGCATCTGGCTCTGATACAACAGAATACTTATAATTTCCGACTGTATAATCTCCGTTCGCGTCTCTCACAAAATATACATGCGTTGGATCTAAAGAAGTATCCGTGGTTATGGTCATAGTGCCGTGAGCCGTTATCCACGCGAGGGTTTCAGCAACGCTCTGGACCGTCGAGAGATTACCAAGAGCTCTTGACGCATATTCGCTTGCTTGATTAGCTGAAGATTGAGCTCGGTTAGCACTAGTCTGAGCATTAGATGCAGCAGTTGCTGCTTGAGTGGCTTTAGTATCGGCTGCCGATGCCGCGGACGCTGCATTATCGGCACTTGTTTGAGCATTGGATGCCGCGGACGCTGCATTATCGGCACTTGTTTGAGCATTAGATGCCGCTGTTGCCGCTTGGTCTGCTTTTGATTGAGCACTAGATGCCGCTGACGCCGCAACGTTGGCACTTATTTGAGCATTGGAAGCAGCCGTATATGCTATACCAGCTGATTCTTGTGCTTCGGCGGCTTTAACCGCCGCAAGATTTGCCGAATCCTGAGCATCATTCGCAACATCTAGTGCTTCATTTGCCCTTGTATCATCTGTAGGCGGATTTGTTGTATTACCATATAAATACGCAGATCCGTTGCTTTCTATCTGTACTAAAACATTATCTCCAATTTTAGAGTTTGATGCTGTTATTATTGGTGTCTCTATATCTGATCCTGGAAACTTAACATAAACTGTTCCATCTCCGTCAACTCTCTTAACTGTGGCGTTTGTATAAGTTGGTGTGCTTTTTTTTATAAGTTTATTCACGCCATTCATTATGGTTTTATAGAATTGTGTTTCAATTGTCATCTTCGTCATCATCCTCTCTGTATTCTGTTACCTCTTCGTTAACCTCACATCCATATGAGAAGTCAAACGATTGAGAAACAATACGAAAATCGCCAAGAAGATTTTGTTTTGGGTATTTTAAAGTAACAATATCATTTAAGTTTATATCTGGATAAAATCGTCTACTATAGCTTATAGTTCGTAACGGTCTGGAGGCTTCTTTTAAAAGTCTGTTTGCGCAATGTTCTAATGTCTCATTATCGTTTAACGAAGCCGATTCTGTCTTCATTATTTTTCTTCCACGAGCAGTAATAGAATAAGGACTATCTATATCATCATTTTGAACTGTCACTGTTCTATCGCCGTCGCTAACTCGAAGAACGTTTGGACAATCAAACCAATCCCTGGAATCAGTAACTTCTAAGCCAACGACATCATTATCTAGTGAACTCAATAATAACGACGAGTTCATAGGCTTCTCGTGAATCGAAATATTTCCCATACCGTCTATATCTAATACCCATTTTGATTTTTCTAGTATTTGTTTTATGAGATCTAAATTTGTTGTGCTATCATCAGCAACAAATGTTTTTTTCAAATTTGGAGATTCATCGTCATATGTTATTGAGCAAGGCAAATCAGAAAGAAGATTTTTGATTAGCGGTCCTATTTGCATTCCGTTTTGAGCAAAATACCCAAGAGGAAGTAAGAGATCCGCTGCCACCTTAAGAACACTATAGCAATCCGCGCTAAAAGTCATAGCATTTCCGTTATAACTAGTTTTTGGCGTTGCGCATAACCCGGTAAACAGCGGAACTCTTTCCTTTTCATCACCTTGTTCAGCTATCAAATAAATCCTGATCCATGATTCTCCCAAATCAATAGACGTTTCAATATTAGCACTCTGCATTAAATCATCTCCAGATCCTCTCGTAACGGATCCAGAAATAATAGGAATTTGTTCATTTGTATCGGACCACGTATCTGGGTCCACTTTAACAGCAACAATCTTTGATGTAAACCCTTTACCCCAGTCCATTTTGAATTTCCTTTCCTATTCTTTTATTCCGTCCAATGTTTCAGAATCAACGCATGTAATATTTAATGAGTATGAATTTGAATTTTGATCTCTGGTATATGTTTCTGAAACATCGATATTAGCAGTTACACTCGAACCGTCTTTTGTTCGAACATGGCATATACCCGTATAGTTTGCGAGTAATCTTATTTTTGCTAGAGCATCTTCATCTAATATTTGTTCATTATCTTGACTTTTAATGTGATCATCTATATCCCTGACATATTCTGTAGATATAGACATTGTTCTTTCTATTCCAGAATTCCAATCCCCAACGCTTCTGCCATTGAGATACTTTTTTGATTGGAAATCTTTTTTCCAGCTGTTAGACAAATCAACATTAAATGGAAGATTGATCGATTCATCGTCAAACTCTATCATCAAACCATAAAACGAAATATCAATATTATTATCTTCGAGATACGCATCTACCCATGCTGGATCGCCATTAGAATTAGTTCCGTCTATCCAGTCACCATTTACAGTTCTATCAACAACTCTATAACCGCCATTAATAGCAGGATATGGATCAATATAGGTTTCCCCATACAAACCCCCATCAACTATTTTTACAGGATCATCTGCTGATAATCTATAAATATCAAATACACTATCGGATTCTCCAGATTGGTTCTGAACCGGACGTATTGATACCATATCTCTATCGTCAATTTCAACTTTAGTTAGTATAACATTAGATGGCTTTTTCGCTTGTTTTGTCCAACTAACCGTAAACTGAGTACTCCTTTCACACGATAATTTTTGAGAATTAGTTATTTTAATATAAATATCATACACACAACCATCATCTAAATGGCCAACTAAATCCTTATTTTGAATTAATATACCTCTATATCCTTGGTATTCCGTAAGTCCAGATCCTTTTTCAAAAGTAGAGAATATAGTTTCATTTTCAAAACCATCGTATTTTGAATTATCTGGACGTAATGGCGAAACTAATTTCTTATTTCTTGAAATGATACATTTAATAGTATCGCTCGCATTCATTATATCTGTAAGATTTATAAATATCGGCATTTCTATAAGATTTCCGTTCGAATCAAATCCATATTTAAACACATCATCATTTGACGAAATAAACGAACCTTCAACAACCGGTGCTTCGTTTATTTCTATAGTGCCAGATATATCCGGAGCTTCCCTGTTTGACCATACCCCAGCATCACTTTCAACTTGAACTAATATCTCATGTTTAGATCCAGAAATCCATCCTCCCCAGGTCTCTGATTTTTTCCAGTTAATATTTCCCCAAGGATTAATAACAACCGATGTTTTTTCGCCTTCTACACTATCTAATTTTACATAATCGTTTCCTATCTTTTCCAAGATAATAGCAGATTTCTGCTTGGAATTATCTGTATTGGTATAACCCCATGAAACCCTAAAACTATTTATAGGATCTACTGATATATTACTTGGTTCTATTGTTACTCCTGATGGACCTGGTGTTGACGAATACTTATACGGATAGTTATTTTCATCCCAACCATAAGGACTAAAAGTAGTTCCGCCATCAGATGTGGCTCTTATCCTTATATACCAAAGCCCGGCCTTAAGACCACGAATATTAAATTTCGGTCTTGGTTCAACAGTATTAACCATAGCTGTTGAAGGACCTTCGTTTGAGTTCCAAGCATCTTCGTGATCAGACCAACTTATCTCTGCTCCATTTGCATTTGCCCACGAAGTATCCCATTCAAGAGTAATCGATCCTGGAACGTTTTGAGACGGCGTTATAGATATATTAGAAACCGGTGTTGTAGGAGCTGGTGGATTCGGACCAGTGGTAGTTTCATACCATTGAGTTATTTCGGATCTTATACCATAGTTCGAGACACTCTTACCAAATATTGCTCTTGCTGCAAATCTAACTTTAGACTCGCCGCTTTCTGCTTGAACAACAGTAAACTTAAAAGTCTTCTGCCAAGCAGTTCCCGTTTCAGTTCCATCCAATATACCTATCTGTGTTTCCCCATTTCCTTCGGCGGCTGACTGAACAATAGCAATTCTGGAACCAGGGAACGATAAAGCATTATTTGTAACTTTTACAAGGACTTGTTTCGTTGTGAAATTAGGAGTTAAAATATTTATTGTCGGGGTAGCCAAACGATTTCCACCTATACATATCGGATTTGTGGATCGTCTATGTATACCGTTTACGGCAGTAAGCCTAACCCAAGCAACTTGGTTGACAGCTGGCCCATTAGCCAAGGATATATTTGCGGTATAAGTTGAGTCTACTGATTTTTTCTTTTTTTCAACTTCATATCTGTCAACTACTGTATAGGTTATTCCTGCTGGCGGTTGTAAATCGTGTATATCGTAATCACTACCACTATAAGAATCCGGGGTTCCAAATCCTATTTCTGTTTCGATAGCGTCAACCGTGTGTTTTGTGTTAGCTCTTATTTTGTAATTTAATCTTAAATTAGTAAGCGAAAGAAGCGTATCTTTAGATTTGGTATTTAATTCCGGAGCTATTGGATCAGAAGAATCTGCCTTAATATAATTATAGTCTTTACTTACGCCAGCTATTGTGTCATAAAATACTCTAAACCATATCGCTTTTCCTTCAAGATCTGCAAAATGCTCAGAAACTTCCCACGGTCCTGCTGGATTTTCTCCATTCCATTCTTCATTACTTCCTTGATGCCCGATACCGGAATTTACGTAATCATATGTTATAACTATTGGTTTGCTTTTAGCTGGAGCTGAGTTAAATGTGATTATATTTGTTCCTGAATTCCAAGTAAAAGCTGTTGTTGCCTGCTTATTAACGGTTACTGTTGGAGTTGCTGTAGGAATAGCAGATAATGTATATTCTTTAGTTGTACCATTTCCTTGAAAATTATCAATTATCTTTCCTGCATTAAAATTCTTATAAGCATCCGTTTCTTTCTTATCTGGATCACTATTCGCTTGCTGCCAACGAGTTCTAAATATCAAAGCATTTTCATACAATTGTTTATTAGCTTGAGTCATTCCTTTTACATCAAGAGACCAGCTGAAAGCATAAGCATTTTCTTCGTCTTCATATGAGAACTCAAGATTTGGAAGTATCGTTTTTAACTTAGCAACTGAAGTAAAGGTAAATGTACTCGTTGTCTTACTTCCGGCATCGTATTTTCCTTTTGCATTAAGAACATAAGGAGTTATTGATACAACTAGCTTTGAAAGAAATTTACCAGTATCTGGAGCCCATCCGGTAGCTAAAATATCAAAGTTCCATGTGTTTGCTACAGAACCATTAGATGGTTTAGTCAAAGTATCCTCTATTTCGACCCATTTTGATTTTAGGGGGTCCCACTGAGAATGCTTTATTATTATCTTGTCGTATTCCTGTGGATTGTTCCATGAATACCGATACCAAGCATGCTGAAGAACCCCGTGTTCATCACGGGGCTCATCAACATTATTTCTCTTATGCTTCATATCCAAGGAACTTATTGCGTATACCTTAGCCATTTGCCATCCTCATCTCCCTTCTCATAGTATTTACGAAACTCTGAGCCCAAAGATCAGGATTCTCGGCTCCATCTACAGTGACATTATTTGTAACATTAGGTCTGTCTATTTGGTCGAATGCGTCAGCTAGTTGATTTGTTAGTTTCATATCCGCTTCTATCTTCGCATTTTGAATTGCGATCTGTTGGTCTTTAAATATGGATGACATTTGAGAAGCTGAGGCATTGACTGAGGAAAGATCGAGCGTTGGAGCAATAACTGGCGCGAGGTCCATAGAAAGAGAAGAGAAATCATCATTTGCAATGTCGGCTATTGCTTTAGATACAGCATCTATTCCAGTTTCTCCGAGATTGTATGCGGATGAAGAAACGGCTGCACCCATGGAATTAATTCCCATGACAAGTCCTTCTCCTAAATATGCACCTATTCGTTGTGTCATTTTTGAAGGGCTTTCTTCCTCGGTAGATTTCTTTAAAGTCTCTTCTACATTTTTTCCGAGATCTTCAAGCGCTTTATTAAGTTTATCATTCTCGTCTTTATCCTGAATACCCTTTACTAAACCTTTTATTAAATTTTTTCCTATTTCTTCAAACTGCTTCTCAACACTCATTTCGCCCTCGCCTTTGAACCAATATATTATATTAGTAGCAAGGTCACTTATAATGGCAGGGAACGATTTAAATTCTTCTGTTCCAATGTATACCTGATCGTAGAATCCTCTTAACAGCTTAAGACCAGATGTCACACCAGTCTTATAAAAACTATCATACTTTTGAGATAACGATTCTATTCCGCCAGAAAATGCGGCAATAAATTTATTTAACGATTGATTTGCTATACGCTCTAGATTTTCTGCTATCCCCGCTAATCCAGTAGATATACTTGTTAACGTTGCACTATCCACGGCCGCAGTTGGACCTTTAAATAATGAAAGAAGTGTTCTTATATTAGCAATACAAATATCAAGATTAGAATTAAATACATTAAAATCGTCGCCATTGGTTATAGTAGTGATGTCTGTAACAAACGTTCCAAAATCTGTTGCAAAATTAACAAGACCTCTTCCAAACGCTATAAGATTATCGCTTATAGAATTCGTTATGTCTCCTCCTGTTCCATTAGTCGCAACATTTGAAAGTACATTTATTATCTCGACGGCGGATTTTATATTCTCTGTATCAAACTCTTTTCCTTTTATTGCTTCTTGGAAAGCAACAAGACCCTTTCCTATTTCACCAAGTTTTTTACCATAATCTTCGTAATCAACTCTGGTTTCACTAGTTAATACTTTTCCGCCAAACCATTTATCTATATTAACAGTAGTAGGAGGATCTTTCATCTTTGCTAATTCATTTAATCCTGATACGGCTTTTCTTATTGCTTCTATATCTATTTCTCCGGATTTGAATGCCTCATTTACAGCTTGACAAAAACCAACGAGGCCGCTACCCAACGCAGCTATACCCATCCCGAGATCAGATAAATACATTCCTGATTTTTCGGCATCTGGTAAAACGGTTCCGGTTAATGCGTCAATCGTGACCTGATCAAATTTTATTTCTCCAAGTTTCTTTGCAAGATCAACAAATTTATTTATAACCCATTCGTTTCCGGAATTTATAAGAGGATGACTATACCAATCATTTATGCTCTTACTCGCTTTATCTAATCCGTTACTACTAAGACTGTTACCGCTTAAACTATTTTCTATTTCTTTATCCGTAACACTAATCGATTTTATAAAGTTAACAAGTCCAGTACCTAAATTTTCTATTCCCTTTGCAAAATCTGCGAATTTTCCTCCAGTAGCAAATCCGGTTACCATTGTTAATAAACTTGTTTCCGGAATATCGATTTTGGATATCTTTTCCAAATAACTTATTGCAGTTTCGACTTTGGTCGGACCAAACTTCCAACTAGCAGCGGGTATATCTGCATCTTTTACGCCTTCAACGAATTTTTTTAATCCTCTTGCCATAGCAATCATGCCGTCAGAAAACTCGTCAAATTTAGTTCTTCCTTTTGTGGCTTCTGCAATAGCAAATATGTTTTTAGTAGTTAATCCTATTACAAAGTCTACAACCTTGTTTATTGTAGTCAAAGCACTTTGCTCCGGAACTTTTATAGCTGCTATTTTTTTAAGAAGTTCTATAGCGTTTTCGGCTTTCTCAACAGCTATATCGCTTAGAGCCGGGGTTATCCCGTCTTCCATAACGAACTGTTCAGTAAAAACTTTTAAAGATTTTGCCATAATATTCATTCCTATGCCAAAATCTAAATACTTATTTTCATATGTTATAAAATGTGTTGAAAAATCTAAAAGTTTTCTAAACGCGCTTGTTTCCGGAAGATTAGCAGATATTTCAGCTAATTTTCTTAAATTTTCTATATTTACAGAAAGCCTCGCGGTATCTCCTATTCCTTCGGTAGCGGTAGCAAACGCTTTTAATCCTTCGGCCATCTGTTTCATAGACCTTTGAAATTTTCCACCAAATATGTTTTCTTCTGCTATTTTGAATAATCCGTATCCGGGACTTAAAAAGAATGTCAAAGCGTCCACAAATTCAGTAGCAGTGAGTGCGACAAATATCTTAGTTAACGTAACGGCATTGTCTACATCCGTTTTCTTTATAGTTTTTAAGCCTTTTGTAAAAGGCTCTATATCTGTCCAAAATTTCGATATTCTTTTTCCAGCACTATCAAGTCCGCCGGTAACTAGATTAGATACAAAATTCCCAACGTGTGTTCCTATGTCTTCGAGTAATTCAAAGAACCATTTAAAAACATTATCTTTTCCTTCATGATATAGGAATCCTATTTCAGCAAAAGCCCCGGCAAATATTGCTATTGCTCCATATAAAACAACAGCGAACATTGTCATTCCTTCACCTATTGACGACCAGGTTATACCGGAAAGAGCTCCAGCTCTCCCGAATAATTCTATTATTCCAGTAGTTATCAGGCTCATAACTCCAATAACTTCCGTAATTGCTGTTGCTATTTCTATCGCCTTATCGGCATTATCGCCTAATAAGTGCCCAGCGACTCCTATTGTTACACCTATAGCAAAAGCAGCAAGAACCAGCATGGTCATAATGGATCCAAATCCTTTTAAATTTACAGATCCAACATCGGTTGACGTGAATTTCTTTATTGCTATTACACATCCTGATATAGCAAGAAGGACTTCAGATATTGCGGTTGCTAAATAAATATATGTTTCAGGTGATGAAAATTCTCCTCCTAATCTAGTTGCTAAAGCAAAACCGCCAGCTATTATAAACGCAGCTACTCCGAAACCCATGATTAATCCTGCCATGCCGTCTAGTTGCTCTTTATTTATCTCATATTTAGAAAATCTAGTTATTATAGCTACAGAGGCCCCTATAGCAATCATTATTACAGACATCGCTATTGCCGCATTTACTAAGCCTTCGGAATTCTGATCTAATTGTAAACCTTTAATAATAACCAAAGCCAATGAGGTCGCAGCCAATACCATTGCTATATTAACAAAATTAGATACTAATTGTGTCCTGGTATCTTTTGGTATTTTATCCTTTAAAATGCTTTCAAATGACTTCATTATAGCGGCTAATCCTAATTCTATTATTGTTACCGCTATTGATGCTTTAAGAAGACTATTACTATCCCATTGCGACAACAACCAAAATAGTGTAGTTATTCCTCCAAGAATAATCGCAATACCTATTATGTTTAATAGTGACGCGTGCGCAGCTGTCTCGTCTGGTTTCAGTCCGATACCCAACATTTGTTTTATGGCATACGTTAATGCTATAAATAATGCTGATATCGCGCCTACACTTTTTATTATTTCTAATATATTCATGCCAGCAAACATCTGTAATGTTGGCATTAATAAAAGCAAAGATCCTGCTATTGCAATAACTAAAGCTGCCATTCCTTTAACGTTATTTTCTTTATTCCCGTGTGTTGCAGCAATAGAAATTGTAGATAGCGAAGTTGTTAATAATGTAAGAACTGCCGCTGCAAGTAATGTTCCTTTTATGAAATCTTTTATATCCATAGCGGAATATATTTTTATAACTCCGGCAAATAAATATAAAGCGCCAACCATTGCTAATACTTGACCCGCTATTCCATTCAATTTTTCTGGAACTTTTCCAACATGAGCAGCGTTTAGATCTTTATTTATTGTATCAATTATTGTGCTCAATCCTAAAAGAGCAGTTATCATAACAACAAGGACAACGGTTATTTTTGCTAACCCTTTTGCCATTGTTAAAATATCAAGATCGGCATACATTTCAATAGCATATTTTAATATATATAAACCGCCAGCTATTGCCAATATAACTCCTGCGACTCCAACAAATTTTTTTTCTGCTGGTCCACCAACTATTACCGAAACAGCAGCAAGCGCGCCCATTAATACGCCAAATGATTCTATCATTTTGAATGTTCCATCTATGAAATCAGTCCATTTCATATTAGCGAACATCATTATTGTTTTTCCAAGAATAAATAATGCTCCATTTATGGCTAAAAGAGAGGACGCTATACTTACAGAATCCAATCCTTTTCCCATACTTTGTATTTGATGAAGTACCTTATACATTATTAGAAATGATCCAACGACTGTTGCGAAACCTGCTATTCCCTTTTTTATTTGATCCCAACTGAGTAATGATATTGCCAAGAATATGGCTCCAATTTTTAAAATTGCATTTCCAAGCTCTTGTAAATCGCTTCCGGTTTTTACACCAACTATTTTATTTTTTACAGCGCCTATGCCAGATCTAAGAGACATTCCGACTCGCTTAAACATTTCGCCAAGATCATATAAACTTTTTGCAATAGCAAACAAAACAGCTATTACCGCTATTGCTCTTGTTGTGTTTAATATTTTTTCCCAGTCAACATCTTTTAACTGAACTTTTGCCCATTCTATAAAATCGGAAACTGAATCTTTTATTAAAGAAAACAATATTTTTAATTTATCGGCTGTGGTTGTCCCTTGTGCAAGGGCTTCTCCCCAACTTGAAAATTTTTTAGAAATCTCGTTTGAAGTATCGTCTTTACTAAAAAAATTAGACGCTCTTTTAAATACATTATCCTCTCCCCAGAACCAAGAATTTTTAATCGTATTATTTAAATTGTCAACAAATTCTTGGAATGACGGAAACTTAAAATTCTTTACCTTTGTTTTTAGTTCGTCAAATTTATTAATTAAATATTCTATAAACCCCGGGGCTCCTTTCCCGTTAGTATACGGCTTCATGTATTCCGATATTTTATCTTTAAAAGCCTTTATATCGTTTTCAATAAAAGAAAATTTAGCTTTTATATATTCCCAACCTTCATTCAAAAATCTTAATATTTCAGTATTTTTTAACCATTCTATAAATTTAGAAATATTATACTTTATATTCTTTAATTTAAGACCTATCCACCAATCAACGTTTCCGCTTTCAACAGACCATTCAAACATATTCCATGACGTTTTTGCTTTATTTAATGCGGTCTTTATTTGCGGGATTTCAGATATTGTTTTTAAATTACTTTCAAAACCTTTCTTTACTTTATCAAGTTCTGTTTTTATTGTTTTAAATATTTCTGTATTTTTTAATTTATCTTTATAATCAGAAATATTAGACAAAATATCTAATATCTTTAATAAACCGGTTTCTATTAATCCGATAACTGTTACAATAGTTCCGGCCGACCCCATAGCTAGTATTCCCAAAATATCTTTTGCTTTTGCGAAGAAATCTGAGTTAGAAATATTTTTAAATAACGTAGATAATGAACTTCCTATATCATTTATGTATGAAAAAACTATTTCTGCAATATTAACTAATGTATTAGATTTATCTGCTATTTCATCTTCTGTCGGAATTAAATCTTTTGTAAATTCTGTAAAACTCTTAGAAATGCCATTTATGTATCCGGTAGATTCTTTGAGCTTATTTGTTATGGCATCTACAAAAGTAAATACTTCTCCCTCTGAAGAATTTGCTATTGTTTCGACCGCTTTATTAAATGGCTCGGTTATTGATACAACTATTGCTTCTTTTATGTTTGACAACCCTTCTCCAAACGCACCAAGACCGCCAGATAAAGAGTCTGTCATCCGCTCAAAATTAATTCTCAATTTTTCAAACGGGTTCGCATTTGCTATAGCTAAAGAATCCGTTATAATATCATTTAATTCTTCTGTATTTTTAGTAAGATTCTTAGTCGCATCGGATATACTATTTAAATATTCCTCTGAATCATATCCTTTTTCTTTTCCGATAGATGCAATATTCTTAAGTACTTCTTTATCTATTCCTGTTGCTCGGTGAAGATTTTCTGTTATTGTTTCCATGTCATCAACCATATCTGATGACATCTTTGCACGAATAAACATTACTTGCTGAGCGTCTTCATATGTCATATGTAAACGATCTTTGTAATTCTTTTCCTCAGCTTCGGACATGCTATTCAATTTTTCAGCAGTCTCATTAAGTTTATCTATTGAATCTATTTCTTCTTGCATTTGAGCAAGTTGTTTGTCTAACTTTTCTTTTGCTTTTTTATCTCCACCAAGAACTGCTTCATCTTTTAAAAACTCTTCCCATTCTTTTGCGTCTTTTCTAGCTTCTAACAATCCTTCCAGATCGTCAATAGACTGACCTGTCAATTCGGAATATTTATCATATACATCCTCTTCCGTTTTTATTATACTATCATATGCTTTTTCTATAGCATCTTTTGTATTTTCTGTTGCATCTTCAATATCTTCTATTGCATCAACAGCTGCTCCACCAGCTGCGGATATTCCGCCACCACCAGCAGACGATAGATCTTCGGCTTCTTCTACAATGTTTCCGCTATAAGCTTGCGCCGCCTGTAGATGCATCATCATCTGTTTTGCCAGATCTTCATTATTATTAGCAAGGAGTTTAGCTTCATTTAATACTTCTGCTGAATCCCATCCTTTTTCATTTGCTAATTCTATTACTTTTTTT